AATGATTTTTGGTAAGACACTTCAAGGACTCTTCACTGGTTTCTTCAGTGCGATACTTATTCTTTTTGCGTTTCTTCCAATTCTATGGAATCTATCAGAGAGTTTACCAGTTTGGAATGGACAAATCATTCCTGGTTTCTTAGTATGGGTAGCATTATCTGTATCAATTGGTGGTACATTGATATCACTTCTATTAGGTTGGAAACTACCTAAACTTGAATATAATAATCAGGTAGTAGAAGCCAAGATGAGAAAGCAACTAGTACATTCAGAAGATGACTTTAGTGCAAGAGCAACATCAACACTATTTCCAATGTTTTATTCAGTTCGTAGAAACTACTATAGACTATTCAACTGGTACATGGGATTTGGTGTATGGCAAACAGCATTCGGATTATGTGTAGGTAACTTAGCACTAGTTGTTTTAGCACCAGCATACTTTGACCAGTTAATTACACTTGGTGTATTATTTCAAGTTCTAAACGCATTTGGTAGAGTTGAAAGTTCAATGGGTTATTTCATCGATAGATGGACAACAATCGTTGACTTCTTATCAGTCATTAGACGTTTGAGAGAATTTAACGTGGCACTTGACGAAGCAGACAGTGTTACTTTTGATGATGATGGAAATAGAATCTAATGTGTTCACAAGGAAAAGAAAGCAATGTTGATGGGTAACAAAGCAGTTATAATCTGGAGATGGTCCGCATTGGTTGTGTACTTGACTATCTGTCTGTATGACTTTGTTCTCGTTCCTGTTTATATGTCAATGCAAGTTCCATACCTAGAAGTGTTTGTTGATATCATTAACAGATTGCCTGACGACCCATTAGTTAGATTAGATATGATGAAAATTATGACTGGCACACACTCACCATATACATTGATGGGTGGTGGAATATTCCACTTGGCATTTGGTGCATTGCTAACAGGTACTGCAATGGGCATCAACAAAGACGAAAAGAAGTAAAGTACTAATAAAACTTAACTACACACTATATATAGTACGGTTTTCTCTTAAATAATACTAGAGAGTAGTGTTTTAAGGAGAATAGGTATGAAATTCTTATACGTTGATGTTGACAATCGAAAGGTTGTTGGCTTATTCAGAAATAGCAACGAGGAAATTATAAAACTCAATATAAGAGAGTTACAGATATTAACACAGAAAGAGCGTTATATTCTTAATTCAAATATATTACCAGAGTTATTAGAGGCACTCAAGGCTATGGGTCAATATAAAAAAGCAAGGCGTCCTCGATGGATGAGATTATTTTGGTTTTTAAAATGACTTATTAATCCCGCTTTATGCGGGATTTTTATTACTTGACTTTTATATCTACATACTTTAAAATGATAAATACAATTAGAAATAATTTATTTGTGAGACAATTGTATGAACTTAAAAGATATACTAGAGGCAGAGAGCAAACAACTGGTTATTATATATCCTGGTCGCTTTCACCCGTTCCACATTGGACACGGTAAAGTATACAAATACTTGAAGCAGAAGTATAGCAATGCAAAAGTATTCATTGCTACCTCTGGCAAAGTAGATGGCGACAGGTCACCTTTCACTTTCGATGAGAAGAAAAAGATGATGATGTTGGCTGGTGTTGATGCTAGTGCTATCGTTCAAACAAAATCTCCATACCAATCTATAGAAATCATGGAAAGATTTGATAAAGACACTACAGTTATGGTGTTTGCAGTATCAGAAAAAGACATGGCAGAAGACCCGAGATTTGATTTCTCTAATGGTCTCAAGTTAAAGAAGAATGGTGAACCAGCATACTTACAGAAGTGGACTAATCTCAATGATGCTGAAACATTTGGAACTCGTGGTTATATAGCAACGACTCCTACATTTCCATTTGAAGTTCTAGGACAAAAAATTAATAGTGCATCACAAATTAGAAATATGATTTCAAAAAGCGATGATACTAAACTAACTCAATTACTACAAGACTTATACAGTGTTACAGATGTGCCGCAAGATGTAATAGAGTTATTCAAAAACAAAATAGGCAATACAGAAACCATGAATGAAAACTGGGACGAACACTCGTTTTCTAAATACTTAAAAGAGAACGTTATCGAGGACAATATTATGAAAGATACCATATTACAAGCATTAACAGAAGGCAAGAGCCCACACAAAAAGGGAACTAAAAAGTATAAAGCCCATATGGCAGCCATGCATGCCGAGTCAATCGAAGAAGAGTTTGACAGAAAAGTCAAAGAAGTTTTAGAAAGTAGTGCTGACACAGACGAGAAATTAGAATTCATTCATAATGTACTTCAAAACGCAGATGGTGATGGACACAACGATGAGTTGATGGTAACCAAAGCACAATTCTATGTAGGGCAAATTAAACCTAGAAACGAAGAAGATAAGAAGAAATTATCTTACATCGCAACAACATTAAGTGCATCGACAGACGAAGATAGTTATTTTGACCAAACGATGGTAGACCAAGCGATGGAATATGTTGAAGATATTATAGAACGCCCAGTGGATGAAAGTGTAAACGAAGCAGATGTTGATTTAAAACCAATAGAAGGAAGTTTTGATTGGGTAAACTCAATGTCAGATGGAACACTTGAAACTCTTAAATCTGCGATGAATAATGATTGGGATATGTTGGATGGTATTAAAGACCTAGCAGACTTTAAAAGAACTATTGATATTTTCTTTACCAACGAAGAAACACCAGTACCAGAAGATATCGCTAAAATATTTAATAAATTATTAGCAAGGGATGAGAAGGATATTGCTAAATTTAATGAGTTTATACGCCGTGCTTTTATAGATGCGGGAGAAGAACTTGAAGAACTGGAGACGATGTATGAAACAACTGACCACGAAGTAAGTATGGCTAGAAAAGATGTTAGCAGACTAGCAAAGTATTCTTCAGAGTTAGAACAAATGCTTAGTAATGTTTCTGAAGAAGAAGGCTTACAAGGTTGGGTTCAAGCAAAGATTACTAAAGCGGCTGATTATATCTCAAGTGTAAAACATTACATGGAAGGTGATACTACAGAAGTAAACGAAGCGGTACGAGATAGTTCAGAAGGCTTTGGTGGACAAGCGATAAACTTTATCCATGACTTGTGTATGTTACACGATGGTGTTAAAAGAGACCCAGCAGGATTAAAATATCTTGGAAAATCTGAAATGTGGGATGAAGGCAGTATTCTAAAAGATAAAGGTAAATTAACTACTCTAATGCTTTGGGTTAAGAAAAACAAAGACGTTGTTGAAAAACGTTTTTCACGTATGTTTGGTACCTATAGCAACAGAGATGAAAATGGAAAAGTAACAGCATCAGATGGTAATCAAATTCTTAATAACATCATTAAGAAAATACCTACAGTAAATGAAAACTTCAAAGATGTTACACCTTTTGGTTATGGTCCTGATGATTACGATGAGAAAGATGTTGCACCTGAAGACCACGGCGGTGACTTGAAAAAGATGCAAGACACATATAAGCATAATGAAGATAGAAACAATCATTCAGAAAACATTCTTATGTTAGCACAAGCATTCGGTGATAGAGGTGAGATTAAAGCAGTTGAAGGTCTTTTAAAGATAATCAAACGTCAAGGTCATACGACACCTGAACAATCAGATATGATGTATAAGGCAATTCACAAGAAATATTACAAGCAATTGTTTCCAGAAACAGAAGCAGAAGGTAATGAATTTTCTGGTGCATTAGCAAAAGCAAAAATTGATGGCAAAAAGACATTTGACGTTGATGGAAAAACTTATAAAGTTAAAGAAGCACTAAGTAAACTAATAGACCAACAGAAAATTTAATATAATGAACTTATTTGAATTGACACAATCTAAAGCCGCACAATCAGAAGTTATTTCTGAGGGTGGTTCTATGCCAGGTGTCGGTGCTATTCATATTGATGAAATCAATCCAACACTTATTCCATTAGAGAAAGAGTTAGGTATCGATTTAAGAAACAATGCATTAGGTAGTGTTGGTAAAAGAGAATTCAGTGGCGACATTGATGTTGCATTAAAGATTGATGCAGACAAGATACCAGAATTCGTAGAAAGACTTAAAAAAAGTAGCCAAATAATGGACATTGCAAAGTCAAGTGTGATTATGACAAAAGTTAAAATCATGGACTTTGATGAGAGCAAAGATGACGGTAGACCAAGAACTGGATATGTTCAAGTTGATTTCATGCCAGGTGACCCAGATTGGTTAAAGACTTACTATCATTCACCAAATGAAAAAGATAGCCAGTATAAAGGCGTTTATCGTAATCTAATGATTGCCTCAATTGCTGGTAATTTAGATATAGAAAACAGTGAAGAAACAATTGATGACGGTAGACCACTTCAATCAAAAAGATTTATGTTTAGTCCGAGAGATGGACTAGTAAGAGTTTTGCGTAGACCAGTTCCAAAAGCATCAGGCAATGGATACACTAAGAAGAACAATAATAAAATTATCGATGGTCCGTGGAAGACAGCAGACTCGATTGCAAAGAATTTAAAACTAGATAATGGCGAAGACCTATATAGTTATGAGACATTAGTTACTGCAATTAAGAAGAACTTACCACCTGAAGACCAAAAGAATATATTCACAGCATTTACTAATAACAATACGATAAAAGACATGGGCATCCCACCAGATATCCAAGAGTATGCAAAGGGTGAATTATAATGAGACTAGATGAATTAGATAAGAAAATCACACAGTCTGACTTGGATGCATTAGAAGTATTCGCTGATAGAATATTTGGCAAAGTTGGTATTGATGTAGAATTTACACGTCACTTCTTAGACAGAGTAAACGATGACCGTAACGGTGAGCAAATTACTGGTAGTGAACTAACACGCCTATTCAAACAAGAATACAAACGTTGGGGTAAGCCAATCGCACAGATGGGTCCAGATGCTGAAGCAGTAATGAAAGATTTACAGACAGATATCAATATGCCATTTGCATTAAGATGGGATAGAGATAACAATGAATTAGATTTGATTGTTAAAACTGTTATGCGTAAGAAAGACTTTAAAACATCTAACAAAGAATTCCCAGTAGAATCAATAGAAGAAAGTCCTTCAGTAATGTCATCACAACAAATGTTGACAAAACTATCAAAAGAAATGCAAGGCACACATACGGGCGCAATGAACCCAAACTCTGATTGGTCAAAGTTTGTTCTATCTCATAAAGGGTTTACACTTAAAGATGTACAAGTTGACCAGATACCAACAGCCGTTAACAATGACGGAATGAGTCAGGCTAATATTGAAAAATATAAACAAGCAGATTTATCAAAATTCCCACCTATGGTAATAGGCAACGACGGATATATATTAGATGGTAATCATAGACTTCAAGCATATAAGGCACAGGGCATTAAAACAGTCAAAGCCTACATAGGCGAAGAATCTGAGATTTGGCAGTGGAACAAAGAAGACCCTAATAATCCTGAAGTATACATTCAAGGATATGGCAGACTTATGCTTAATCAAATAGAAGACAGTATAGTTGGCAAACTTAAAGAACTTACTAAGATGGCAGAACGAGGCGACTTTGAACAAATACAAAGTCTATTAGATAGAGATGTTTTACAATTAATGATGAAATCAGTCGTTGATACAAAAGCAGAACTACAATCAACTCGTAAAAGAGGTGGACCAAAATCTCGTGGTATTAATAAAGAATCTATATTTGATGCATTAGAAGATGATATGGCAGAAAAGTTCGATGCCGTAAAAAAGAGTGTAACAGAGTATGGTGTGGGTAAAGTCGTACCAGGAATTAATACTACTGTTGATGTTGGACCTAACGAAATTAAGAAACAAGCCGCTAAGTTCGGTAATAAAGTCAGTAAAGACGGGTTACCTAAGAAAAATTTACGATAAAAGGCTCACAAGTGTATAACAAAGATACCATGTGTTATAAAACTTGGAATGATATTATCATATCGTTACCCAAGAAAACAGTTAGTTGGTGTTGTAAGACAAACTTAACTGAACAACAAACAAAAGAAACTACATTTGATTTAGATATCTTAAACAATAAAGGTATAGATTTTCTTTTCAATCATCCAATTCTTCAAAAGAGAAAAAAAGAACTAGCAACTGGTATAAGATGTGCAGATTGTCACGTATGTTGGGAATCAGAAGATAGGTCTGGAGAAAGTCATAGAACATTATATACTAATCATTCTGTTGAATTTGATTATGATACGCCTGCTACCTTTATTGAACTTGAACTGACAAACAAGTGTAATTTAGCCTGTGTATACTGTGGACCACAACTTAGTTCGAGGTGGCAAAAAGAATTAAAACAACGACATCCTGATACTGAAGATGAAATATTTCATAAAGTAATGGATTTACTGGCTGAGTATTTCAATACCAAACTAACAAATAAACCATATATCAATATCAGTCTATTAGGTGGTGAGCCTTTCTTTACTGACCACATGTATGTATTCCTAGAATACCTTTCAAAATTCCATGTAAAATCTGAACAAGAAGTAACAGTTACAATCACAACTGGCATGGCTTTTCCTGAAAAGAAATTTACGAAATTTATTGAGTTAATTGAACGTACTCCTAACATAATATATATTATGCAGTTATCTGGAGAAGCAATTGATAAGAGAGCAGAACTAATTCGATGGGGTCTAAACTTTGAAACGTGGGACAATAACTTAGATATGTTCTTAACAGAGTCAGCAAGATTGAAGAATTTAGTTATAGGATTTGGTTGTGCCCATAATGCCTTATCTCTGCCGTATTTCAAAGACTTTCTTGTATACATTAATAAAAAACTGGCAAAACATGAATACAAATCTGTTGTGTGGTTTTTAATCAACTATATAGAAGACCCACAGCACTTATCCATATCAATGCTAAATAATTATCATGCAGATGCTGTAACAGAGCAGATAGAATATATGGAGAATGAAATGACCAATCTTTATAAGAAAGATGAGTATATTACTATGCTGAGGTCACTCAGAAATCAAATTTTGAATGCGAATGTCACTACAGAGATGAAGAAAAATGCTTCAGATGAATTTAAAAGATTAGAAAATAGACGAAATATATCATTCAAATCTGAATTCCCGCACTTCGATGAACTAGTTAAATGACAATTTAGATAAATACTATTATGAAAATATATGAAGTTATAGGCGAAACAACAGCAGGTGCAATCGCAACTGTGGCATCTCCATTAGGTGGCGGTGACCCTTCGGCTAGTGTATATAGTAAAAAGAAAAAGAGCAAGAAGAAGAAGGCTAAGATGGGATATAGTGCTGATGTAGGCAATTTATCATACAAGCATCCAGTCAAAACTCCAATGATTAAAAGGTAGAAGACTTATGAAATTGACACAAATGATAGAACAAAAAGAACGTCCTTACGTGGTCTTTCACGCTAAAAAAGGCAAATATGAAACTCATGCAGTATCATCTTATGATGCGGCAAAGAATGCGGCTAAACATTGGAAATTAAAATCAACTGCTGGTGTTACACCAATGTTAGCGGATGTAGAACACGTTGCTGAAAAGTCAGATAAGAACTGTGGTTGTGGTCAAGACCCATGTGTAACATACGGTAATAAGTCACATCAAGCAGAATCTTATGACGACTATCATGGTGATATGTCTAAAGAAGAATATGACAAAACAGTAAAAGGTTCTGAAATGGAATATTCTGTTTGGGTTGGCGGTACTGAAGTCAGTGATAATTATTTACCATATGACGAAGCAGTCAGATTATACGACAAATATAAAGCACAAGGCTATGATGATGTTCAGTTAGATGCTCGTATTAAAGAATCTGTAAATGAAGCAGAAAAGCGTTGGAAACAAACTAGTATGTCGCCAGCAGAAGCAGAAAAAGAATACGGTAAAGAAAACGTAAAAGTTAAAAAAGGTGCATTGCGTAATGGCGATGACATGGTAGAAGTATTTGTTGAATCATATTCTCCAGGTGATGAGTACGCTGATTCAGAAGGCATGGTAAGTAATTGCTGTGGTGCTCCTATGATGGACTATAACGATGGACATGGTAGATGTGGTGATTGTAAAGAAATGGCAGCCGGTGAATCTGAAGAAGAATTTTACGAAAGTTATAGTAACGATGGAAAAACAGTTACTATATCAGATTACCAACCTGAAGGCGAAGCAAACGCACATAAGAAATTTAACTTGAGAAAGCAGATACACAGAGGCGAAGATGGCAAACTAATCAAATCGCCTTATGGTGGATATAAAGTTTCATTTCATGGTAGTGCAGAAGACGTAAAAGCATATGCTGAAAAGAACTTAGGTGAAGCATCTAAGAAACAAAAACCTTTCTATGACAAGCCACTTAAAGAAGAAGATGCAGAAGCAATTGCGGCTAGAGATGAATTCTTAAAAGTTATGGATATGAAACCAAAGAGTAGCAATAAAGCAATTGATACAATTAAAAAGATTGTAGCAGACAAACAAAATATGCAAGTCAAATTTGACGATGGCAAGATGAAAGTAGATTTATATACAGCATCAGCCGTTGTGGCAGTATACAATGCTGTAAACGATGCTAACAAAGAAAAAATTGATAATATGCTAAGAACTAAAGAAGGCATGCTTAGAATGTCAAACTTTGCATTTAGCAAACTTAAAGAAGGTATTGCAGAAGGCAAACGTATTGATGAGATTTTACCATTAGTTGGTGCGATAGCAGGCGCTATCGGTAGAAAAGTTGCTGGTGCGGCAGTTAAAAACGTTGCTAAAAAGGCAGCCGGTGCGGCAGCAATGGGTTCAGCAAATGCGGCTGGTAGTGCTATTGGTAATGCGGCACAAAGTTCAGGTATGAATGCTTCAGCAAAAGCAAAAGGCAAAAAACTTAATGCAGTTAAAGAAGCAGGCGGATATTATACACAACCAGTATACGACATGATTAAACAACATGGTTATCCAAAAGTAATGCATAGATTACTATCTGCCTTAGATGCAGATGTAATACAGGATTTTATAAACCGTGAGCCAGACTTAAATGAAACAGTAAATGAAGCCGACATATTAGGCGATAATTATGCGAATGTATATTATGATTACAGTGAAAGTTTTTATATGATTGATGTATATAAAGATGGCAAAAAGGTAGAAGAATATGATGATTACATTGGCGCAAATGAAGAAGGTGACCCAATCAAAGATAAGTTCTTAGAACTTGTTAAGAAAGCCGGTTTAGAACCAGAAGGACTTAATCTTATATCAACAGGTGGCGATGAACCTGATGAATACGGTGTATTTAAGAATGGTAAATTCAACTGGGATAAGAATGAGGCATTACCTGCAGTAGGAACAGCAGTTGCTGGTGGTCTTAAGAAGGCCGCAGGTGCAGTTGGAAAATTAGCAAACAAGGCAGATACAGCGGCATTTGGTCTCAAAGCCAAATCAGGCGTTAAGTACAATGCAAATAGTCCACAAGGCAAAATGATTAGAAACATGGCTAAAAATGGCAAAACTCAAGGTGCTAGAAGCGATGCAAAGAAGGACCTAGTTAAAGGTACAGTTGCTGACTTGAAAAAGAAAGTCGGTGGTATTGGCGGTATTATGAAAACTGCGGCAGGTTCATCTGGTTTCTTACCAGCATCCAAACAGTTCGCACAAGACATGATTGAAAAAGCAATCAAGGACGCTGACAAATAATCATAAAAACCTATTGACTTTGTAAGTCACTTATGTTAATATATAAAGAGTGTGTAAAAGCACTCTTTTTTATTGTCCAACTTATAGGAGATTTATATGTCAATTGACGCAATTAACGAAGAAGAAAAAGCAAAACTCATTCAATTAGTGAACGAAGGTTGTTTGGTTCTACAAGAATGTGAAGACCTGAAAGGTGGATTACGTGATACTGTAAGAGCAATTGCTGAAGAAATCGATGTTAAACCATCAGTATTGAACAAAGCAATATCTGTGGCACACAAAGCCAAATTAGCAGAGACTCGTGCCGACTTTGAAGATATGGAAACTATCCTAGAAACAGTAGGTCGCACTCTTTGAGTTATGTAGATGCTTTCTACAACAAAGACAAAGACATTGTTCAAGTTGTAGAACGAATTAAAGGTAAACGTGTTTACAGTGATTATCCAGCGTGGCGTACTTTCTATGTGAAAGACCCACGTGGTGACCACACAAGTATTCACGGTGATAAAGTTCGTCAAATCAAATGTAAACGTCTCAAAGACCTCCATAAAGAACGAAAGATAAACGTAGGCAAAACATTTTACGAAAGTGATATGAAGCCTGAAGTTAAGTGTTTGAGTGAGAACTACAACGGCGTAGAATCACCAAAACTTAATACTGCTTTCTTCGATATTGAGACTGACTTTGATGCGACTAAAGGCTTCGCTGACCCTAGTGACCCGTTTATGGCAATCACAGCCATTACGGTTCATTTACAATGGCTTGACTTACTTGTCACACTCGTAATCCCACCAAAGGGTATGCGTGAGGGCGAAGGCTTAGAAGAGGCACAACGCATTTGTTCACAATTCGAAAACACAGAACTATACCTAAGTGAAGCAGATATGCTCAATGACTTCTTAGATGTGATTGAAGATGCTGATGTGTTGACTGGTTGGAACTCTGAAGGTTATGATATTCCATATACTGTTAATCGAATTACTAGAGTACTGAGTAAGTCACATACACGCAAGATGTGTTTGTGGGATTTAGTACCTCAGAAACGTAAGATTGTAAAATATGGTAAAGAACAAGAAACATTTGACTTGTTTGGTAGAATTCACCTCGACTACTTAGAACTCTATCGTAAGTATACTTACCACGAAATGCATTCATATGCACTTGATACGATTGGTGAACATGAAGTAGGTGAACAAAAAGTTGCATATGATGGCACACTCGACCAGTTATATAACAATGACTTCTACAAATTCGTAGCCTATAACAGACAAGACGTTGCACTACTTGATAAGATTGATAAGAAACTAAGATTTATCGAATTAGCAAATGAGATTGCACACGATAATACAGTGAATATCAAAACAACAATGGGTGCTGTTGCTGTTACTGAACAAGCAATCATTAACGAAGCACACAGACGAGGCATGGTTGTTCCTGACAGAAAAAGACGTGAATGGTCAGATGATGATGTTGATTTGAGTGATGAAGAATTACATGACTTAGAAATGCAAAAGGCCGCAGGTGCTTTCGTGGCAGTTCCTAAGAAAGGTTTACAGAAGTGGGTTGCAGGTATTGATATCAACTCTCTTTATCCATCAGTTATTCGTGCAATGAATATGTCGCCAGAAACTATCGCTGGACAACTAAGACCAGATTTGACTGAAAAGATGATTGGTGACCGAATTAAAGAAGGCAGAAAAACTGGTGCTAAAACATATGGGTCTTCTCAAGCATGGGATGAAACGTTTAGTTCAGAAGAGTTTCGTGTTCTAAATGAGAAAGACAAAGCAAGTAGAGTTACGTTAGTACTGGAAGATAGTCCATACGAAGACATGAAAACAACTCAAACAGTATCTGGTGCAGAAGCATATGACTTGATATTCAATAGCGGATTGAACTGGACTGTGACTGCAAATGGCACTATATTCAAACAAGACGTACAAGGTATTGTCCCTAGTTTGTTAGAACGTTGGTATGCAGAACGACAAGTGATGCAACAAAGCAAAAAGAAGGCTATTGCAGATGGTGATAAAGAACAAATCGCTTACTGGGATAAACGACAGTTAGTTAAAAAGATTAACTTGAACTCTCTGTATGGTGCGTTGTTGAACCAAGGTTGTCGTTTCTATGATAAGCGTATTGGTCAGAGTACAACACTTACGGGTCGTTGTATTACTCGACATATGGGTGCGAAAACAAATGAAGTTATCGCAGGTCATTACGACTATAAAGGTCCAGCAGTTATATATGGTGATACAGACTCCATTTACTATTCAATGTATCCCGTGTACCAGCAAGAGATTGATGATGGTTCTATAGAGTGGACTAAAGACAAGGTCTTAGAGTTATATGACGAAGTAGCAAATCAAGTGAATGCTAGTTTTCCAGACTTTATGAAAACGTTCTTTAATGTTCCTAGAAAAGAAGGCGAGATTATCGTTGCTGGTCGTGAGAACTGTGCCACACAAGGTATCTTTATTAAGAAGAAACGATATGCAATGCTTATCTATGATGATGATGGCGAACGCCGTGATATAGATGGCAAACCAGGAAAGATTAAAGCGATGGGTCTTGACCTTAAACGTTCTGATACTCCTGGTTATATGCAAGATTTTCTCAGTGAAGTTCTACTGAAAGTATTGACTGAAGGAACACGTGAAGAAGTCATTAAAATGGTCAAAGAGTTTAAGAAAGAGTTTAGAGCAAAGCCAGGTTGGGAAAAAGGTTCTCAATCTCGTGTGAACAATTTGACTTCATATAAGAACCGTGTGAATGCCGCTAAGAAGGCAATGGCTAAAGATATGAATGCGGGCGGTGATGCATCTAAGAAAGACAAAGTACATCTTCCTGGTCACGTGTCAGCCGCATTGAACTGGAATATGTTACGTGAACTTAACCAAGACAAGTATGCAGTAGAGATTGTAGATGGTATGAAGTGTATCATTTGTAAACTAAAACCAAATACGTTCAAGTTAAAGAGTGTTGCATATCCAATTGATGCTACAAAGATACCACAATGGTTTCAGGATTTGCCATTCGACCACGAATTGATGGAACAAACGATTGTTGATAAGAAGTTAGACAACTTGATTGGTGTTTTGAATTGGGATATGAGTGATGCAAATGCATCCGAAACTTTTGACAACTTGTTTGATTTATAATGAGCAATACTTACACAGACTTGATTCAGAGACGGGCGAGAAACAAAGAGTCAGATGAATGTTATACACCATCTGACCAAGTTCAACCACTTCTGAAATACATCGATAAAGATAAAACTTATTATGAAGCGACTAGTGGAACATCTAATCTAATCGTAGATGGCTTTAACAACAATGGATATAAGATAGTACCAAGTGAGGGTAAAGACTTTTTCGATTGTGAGCCAGATGATGTGTATGATGGAATTATAACTAATCCACCATATAGTATCAAAGATAAGTTTATAGAACACTGCTATGCCCTAGGTAAACCATTCGCATTGTTATTGCCTGTAACGAGTTTTCAAGGTGGGAAACGAGGTAGAATGTTTATAGAGCATGGTATGTCTACACTTGTATATAATAATCGTGTAGACTTTACAGGAAAGGGTAATCCAACATTTGGTAATGCTTGGTTTATGCATGGGTTTTTACCCCCTAATACGATTTATTGGGTAGATAACCCTAAACAAAGTAAGAAAACCAAGTCAATTATAGGTTGACAAACGGTAATGGAATATGTTATAATTAATGAAATCAATCAGGAGAACTAAACATGCGTGATATTTTAAAAGATATTGTAAAACATACACACTCACTTGGAATTATCCAAGCGGCTAAAGTGACAACAGATGCTGAAGGAACTACAATCGATGCAATGGACGATGACCGTACTGTTGTTTTGCGTGGTAAACTACATTCACCTGTTGCTGAATTCGAAGGTAAGTTTGGTCTAGGTAGACTAGGCGTACTTAACGGACTACTTAGTTATAGCAGTGAAGACAAAGAAGGCAACATGGTACAATCTGAAGTCAAGGTTGGTACAGAAACACGTAATGGTGAAGATGTAACTACTGAACTAAACTTCTCAATGCCAGGTGGCTTCGATAGTTCGTATCGTGTAATCGTATCAGAACTAGTAGACGCACAAATCAAAACTGCAAGTTTTCGTGGTGCGGCATGGAATGTAGAGATTATGCCTACACAAAAAGCAATCAAAGACCTACAATACTTTGCAGGTATTCTTGGTGCTTTTGACCCGTTACTTACTGCAAGAACAGTTAACGGCAACTTAGTATTCTTTATTGGTGATAGTTCAACAGATAAAGTAGAACTTCCATTTGCAAGTAACGTAGAGGGTGAACTAAAGACAGGTTGGTCATTCCCATTGTCAACAGTTCTAACTATTCTTAAACTAAGTGACACAAGCACAATGAACATGAAGATTTCAGACCAAGGTGCTATGATGATTGCAGTTGATAGTGGATTGGGTATGTATGAATATATTTTACCAGCAAAAGCAGGTAACTAAATTATAAATACATCAGAGAGGTCTAATATAGGAGAAGCAAATGACTACACCCGTAAGACCAGACGTTGACGAAAAGAAACGTACACGCCTCATATATTTAAAGAAACAACACAGAGACCTAGACAACGGTATAACTACTGCATACAATATGCGTACTGAAGACCTAGTAGTTTCTAAACTTAAGTTGAAGAAGTTGCATCTAAAAGAAGAAATTCTACGGCTAGAAGAAGAGTTAGCAGGAAACTTGTGACTATTATAAAACCTACACCAAAAACTATTCAAAATTTGATTAGAGTAATACCAGACCATCCTAGGCCTGGTGTTCTCTATCAGGATATGGCTAGTATATTTAATGCACCTCAAGGTCTTCAACATGTAATGACTTTGTTTTCAGACTATATTGAAGAAAACAATATTCAATTTAACAAAATCATTGGGCTAGATGCTCGTGGTTTTCCTATGGCAGGTGCATTAAGTTCACAAACTGGTATACCATTTTCTATGGCTAGAAAGAAAGGTAAACTACCAGGTGAAACTATCTTTACACAATATGAACTAGAATATGGAACTGATGAATTACATCTACAGAAAGGTGCAATACAAAGAGGTGACAAAGTTCTGGTCATAGATGATGTTATTGCAACTGGTGGGACACTAGGTGCTGTGATTACATTAACTGATAGATTTGGTGCTGATATTAGTAGTATACTAAGTATAATGGAACTAGAGTTTTTAGGTGGTGGTGCTAAGTTACGAGACGAAGGCTACGATGTATACTCTATACTCCAAGAACAATAACATAAAAGGGTTTAAATGAACAACTATATTTTTACAAGCGAAAGTGTAAGCGATGGACATCCAGATAAAGTTTCTGACCAGATTAGTGATGCATTAGTTGATGCAGGACTAAAGAATGGCGATGAAACTACTCGTGTTGCTATCGAAACACTTGTAACCACTAACCACGTAACGGTAGCGGGTGAAGTAAAGAACTTTAACGTAGATAATGTAAAAGATATTATACGAGATAAAGTTAAAGAAATTGGCTATGAACAAGAAGGATTTCATTGGGATAATTTAAATATCTATAATGAAATACATTCACAATCAGGTGATATTGGATTAGGTACTGATGACTTTGGTGCAGGTGACCAAGGCATTATGTTTGGCTATGCAACTAATGAAAACGATGCAATGCTACCAGCACCAATTTACTATTCACATGAAATTCTAAAGAAACTAAAAGAACTTAGATTAGATGGATATGATTTCTTACTTCCAGATGCTAAGTCTCAAGTAAGTATTCAGTATGTTGGTGGTCGTGTTCAACGAGCAGACCAAATTGTAGTAAGTACACAACATAAACAGGGCTTTATGCATAGTCTTAAAGCACCAGTGAAAGAAGCAGTCAATAGTGTAATGGGAGATTTAATAGATGACAATACTAAATGGCATATCAATCCTACAGGCAATTTTGTCATTGGTGGTCCTGATGGTGATACAGGACTCACCGGGCGTAAGATTATCGTTGATACTTATGGTGGCTATGCTCCCCATGGTGGTGGTGCTTTTAGTGGAAAAGACCCCACAAAAGTCGACCGAAGTGCCGCCTATATGGCACGGTGGTTAGCAAAGAATGTTGTAGCAGACAATATGGCAGATTGGTGTCAAATTCAATTGTCATATGCTATTGGTGTAAAAGAACCAACAAGTATCTATATAGATAGTAATGGACACAACAGAACTATTCAAAAGTTTATCGAAGAAAACATTGACCTAACACCAAAGGGTATCATTGATAGATTTGATTTATTCAAGTTTTATGGTTATAGTGAAAACTGTATCTACGGACACTTTGGCAACAAAGATGTACCATGGGAAAAAATAGGATGGTAACAATTGAAAAGGAGAAATATTATGGCAAAGACACTTAATCCAAATTCATGGTTTGGCACGCCAGAAGAAAAAGAACGAGCGATTGCTAGGCGCATCACCGATGAAAAAGAACAAGCAATTGCACTAGAAGAAATCAATTTCAAGTATGGTCATACAGACCAACATACTTACGACAAGAACATGGCTACACATAAAGGTGAACAGTATGTTCGAGTTATTGGTATGGAATTAGACAAAGATAAACCAGGACAAGGTTTCTTTGAGTTAGATTTCAACGACCAATTCGTAGAATATCTTGCACAGAATGGCTATGAAGGTTTAGAACAAGAACAAATCGTTGATAATTGGTTCAATGATTTATGTAAGAACATTGTACTAAATGATTTAGAAGACGAAGAAGGCATTAGAAGAAGCGTAATGTCTGATAGCAAAGATGGACTAATCATTAGTAAAGTCAAAACTGACAAGGATACTTCAGAATATTATTAAACTTGACCATTTTAACAAGTTGTGTTATAATAGTAGTAACTTTAATACAGTAGTGAGGAATACATGAGTACCTATATCTTAGTTGATTCGTTTAATATGTATCACAGAGCCAAACACGTAGCAATGCGTGGTGCTAATATTGATATGAAAATCGGTATGGCATACCACATTATGCTTAGTAGTGTAAAACTATGTTATAACAAATTCAATGCAGACCATGCCGTGTTCTGCCTAGAAGGTCGCAGTTGGCGTAAAGACTTCTATGAGCCATATAAGAAGAATAGAAAAGTTGCTCAAATGGCTAAGAGTGTTAGAGAGCAAGAAGAAGACCAAATCATGTTCGATGCCTATGCAGACATGGTAGAGTTTTTAGATACAAAAACTAATGTAACTATGTTACGAAATCCAGAAGCAGAAGCAGACGATATGATTGCTTTGTTTATTGAGGCGCATCCAAATGATAATCATATTATCGTATCAAGCGATAGTGATTACTTTCAACTTATCACTGACAATGTAACTATGTATGATGGTGTACAAAATCGTATCATTACTAAAGATGGTTTCTTTAAAGATGATAAGAATATGACCCCTATCAAAGAGAAGAAGACTGGTGAGATTAAAGAGAAAGTAGACCCGAAGTGGGCATTGTTTGAGAAATGTGTCCGTGGCGATACATCAGATAATATCTTTTCAGCATATCCTGGCTGTCGTAAGAAAGGTACCAAGAACAAGATTGGTATGTTAGAAGCATTCGCAGATAAAGATGCTGGTGGTTTCAACTGGAATAACTTTATGTTACAACGCTGGACTGACCATAATGGTGAAGAACATACTGTCCGTGAAGACTATGAACGCAATGTTAAACTGGTAGACTTAACGGCTCAACCACATGAACTTAAAGTAAAGTTTATTGAAACTATTGCAGAGAATAGTATTCCTAAGACTAATGCTGGTGTTGGTATGAACTTCTTAAAGTTCTGTGGCATACATGATTTACAAAATCTTGCTAAGTCACCTGACGAACTTGCTAAAATACTTAACAATCCGTATCCGTCTTAATGCATTTTATATTTGACGTAGATGGTACTCTAACACCAAGTAGAGATAGAATAGATGAAGACTTTAGACTATGGTTCTTAGAGTTCATCAAGTGGAATAATGTTTACTTAGTTACAGGAAGTGATAGAAGTAAAACAGAAGAACAAGTTGGTGAAGAAGTATTTGAAAAGGTAGAATGTGTATACAATTCTTCTGGCAATACCAAATATAAAAATGGTATATGCGTAATGAATTCAAAAAACTTAGAACTGCCACGTGATGCGTATGCTTTCTTATTAAAGAAATCTATTAGTAGTGATTTTGATATCGCCACAGGCAATCATTTTGAAGCAAGACCAGGACTATTAAACTTTAGTGTTGTTGGTAGAAATGCTAACAGAGTACAACGAAAGAAGTATGTTAAGTTTGATACTACAACTAATGAAAGACAAAAGATTTCTGATGAATTTAACAAAAAGTTTACTGGTAAGTTTGGTCTAATATCACAGGTTGCAGGTGAAACAGGATTAGATATTATTGAGATGGGTAAAGACAAAGCACAAATATTAAAGGATTTTACATTCCAAGATAAGTTGATATTCTTTGGTGACAACATACAATGGGGCGGCAACGATTATGGCATTGCACAAGCAATTGAATATGGTCCATATGCGTACAGTGAATGTCACAATGTAAAGAATTGGAAAGAAACTTGGAAGATACTAAAAAGATTTAAATGATATATACGAAAGAAATAGTTAAAGATAAGTTTTGGATTGTAGAGAATTCAGGAGTTAAAATAGGAACAATACGTTTCTGTTCGTCTGATGATTTTGAATTGAATTTGAGAGACGATGAACTATCAACTAACGAGCATATATCATTGTCTGAACTTACCTCACGTTTTGGTGAAAAGATACTAGAAGCAAAAGAAACTACTGTAAAGATTGTTGATGAAAACAAAGTAGGACCTCGTGGTGGATGGAATACTTCACCAGCAGATATCGATGGCTATCCTTCTAAACATGTAGTATATAATACTGAAACAATTGAACTAAAAGACAAACAAATACCAACTTATACCAAAAGTGCGACAAGCAAAGTAAGATATGCCGCTGGATACTATGGAGTAAGATTTCCAAGTGACTGGCGATGGTTTTATGGCGGTAAACTAGAAACACTAAATACATGTGATTTCATAGGACCTTTTAAAACGAAATCAGAAATGCAAACTGAAACATTATTGGCGAACAAACGAGATGGATTATAAAAGTTTAAAAGATTTTCTAGCAACAATCAAACGTATAAATCTAAGAGGCGATAACAAGATAGTATTGCCAATGAAAGATGCAATAGATATTCAAAATGATATTGCTTTACTATTACTAGAACTAAAAGATAAAGACTCAGGAACAACTAAAGTTTTTGATGGTGGAACCTTTGATAAATGATTGGTATATTTGGTGATAGTTTTAGTGATGAAATTGATACTAGTATAGGTGGATATCTAGGAGGCTGGCCATCTGCTTTAGGTAAGTTGTATGATGAAGAAATAGAGAATTTTAGTGAATCATCTACATCTATTTCATATAGTTATCAAAAATTCTGTGAGCAAGATTTAAGTAAATATTCAAAGGTTGTCTTTGTTGTTACCTATCCAACTAGACAACTTCTTATTAATAACGCAGAACACAAATCAATACAGTTTCAAGGTGATGTAACTCGGTCGATTCAACATAACAAAGACTTTAATATAGACTTAACCTTATCAGACAAACGTGTATTAGAATACCAAGAAAACATAACTGCATTTTATCCTGACACATGGAACTTCGTTAAAAGAGCAGTAAAAGGTGATGTTTTACACTCGCATAAGAATGCTCTAGTATTGGACGTAGAATTACTAGGTACTATAACTACTTTAGGATTAAATACTCCTATGGCTCCTTGGTTTACAACACCAAAAGGTGAAGAATGGCATACTAAATATATAGAGACTGCCGAACTAGGAAGAGTGTGTCATTTTAGTACGCAACAAAATATAGAGTTAGCAGTTCTTATTAAAGATTACTTTGATAATGGGATTGATATACATAATGAGATTAAATGGCACACAGATAAATATTTTACTATACCAGAATCAATGGAAGATGCTGGTCTTAAATTGAGAAGGTAGTCAAATGATTGGAATATTTGGTGATAGTTTTGCATATGAAGGTCATGGCTCACATGTAAATGTAGGATGGCCCACATATCTTTCTGATTTATATAACGAAGAAAATCAGAACTTTTCAATCTCAGGTTCATCAATTCCTTACAGTTATCAATTACTTTGTGAGAAAGACTTAAGTATATACTCAAAAGTTATATTCATTGCTACAGAACCACGTAGACTCCACTTTGTAGATAAAAAAACTAATAAAGAAATGTTATGGAATGGTCGTGATGTACCTGGTTCAATAATATGTAATTCAGTCGATACTTATTCTTCATATGACACATCTTACGATGGAGTAGCCCTAAGATACCAAGAATACATAACGGCAATGTATCCTGATAGTTGGAAGTGGATGGCTAAAGCAATGAGAAATGATGTTGTTCGTAAACACGAAAATTTATTATTATTAGATATATTCGAACTGTCATTTATAAGTAACTTGGGCGCACCAGATAGGCCATGGCATATTGATTGGACAGAAGACAATAATATTAGAAGTTGTCATATGACAAAATTACAGAATAGAGAACTTGCAGGATATATTAAAGATTACTTTGATAATGGATTTGATATACATAATACATTAAAGTCTGATACTGTAAAAGAATACTATACTGAACCTTTGCACCATGAATCGGGATTTGTAAAAAAATGATTGATACAAAAACATGGGTATTTGGTACTACATCAGAATTAAGTAAAAAGATTATAAGCAATGTAGAAGAGCCTATTCTATTTGGTAGACATAATGTAGATTACAGTGACCCAGATAAATTCATAAAAGAACATGTAGTTGATGATAACCCAATTGAAATGATTGTTAATATT